GGGAGGCAGAGGTGATAGATGTGGAAGAAACTTCCCAACTACAGACGCCTGGGTCCTCAACGACAATCTGTGCCCAATGGACCATTGTCTGCTGGTTAGCAGCAACATGCTTTTTCTCAGTAATCACTGTCAAATCTCCCGCAAGTGTGCTAGAGAGAATGACTGTCCCTGTCGCCTCCAGACCTAACAGATAGGCACCAGGAGGGATAGTGATAAAGTGATCATCAAGCGGACCACGGACGAGGTCAACATTGCTCCAAGCCTCCGTTAAGGAGCTCGTTCCGAGCGGGTTACCTCCCCACTGTCCTGAAACAGATGAGATCTTTGCTCCATAACCTGGTAGTGAAGTATCCAGCTGAGGGAAGAAGAAGTCGATAACATAGTCGACATATATCATCCCAGCAGCCAAATTACTAGCCAAGGTCGTAGCAGCCATCAAAACGAAACGGCCCTGATCGGTCCAACGTTTACCATCACCGTCGTCCTGACAGTAAAGGTCGGTCATTGGATCGTCATCTGCCGTCACCCAAGTAGCGGGTTTCTCGGGTCCACCTTCCCAAACCTGGAAAGCACGACTCCCGTAAGCTGCTGCAGCACGTTGTAGATTAGACGTACCACCATGCAGCTTGGGCTCATCGAGAACATCCCGGTCAATATATCCGATAATCTGCCCAGCCGTTGTCGAAGGACAAGCGGGGACATATCGGAAAGAACATTTACGAAATTTGTAACGCTCATAAAGACCTGCTAGTACCGCCAAACGCGGAAGACCTAGCTTTCTTGGGTTGACGACACCTGAATACAGAACATCCCCACCCACAGCACCTGAAGACCCAGAAGTAACTGGGGTCAACAGATCTGAGCCGGTGAGTGTTGCTTGCATTCGATTCATCGAGCCTTTCATCTTGGCACTAGAAGATCTCTGTGCTTGAAAACCAAGAGTATGCGGCGCAGCGCGCTGAAGGGAGTAAATCGGACGTCCTCCTTTACGCTGCTTGTATGGTAGATAGCCACGCGGGCGACTACCAAAACCCGTCCCACCTTGAGACGTAAGAACCTTTTCCGCTTCCTTGAGAAGGGGGGGGACAATTATCTTACGAATTGGACGAGTTTTCTTCCAGATTTCAACTGGGTTCCACCAACTTCCTTTTGGGCCTGCTTTAAGTCCAGCACCTCGACTATTCCTTTGATTGCTAATCATGGGAAGCCCCTTGCAATCGTGTGGGAGGTTCCACAGGCGACTGTACATCCAAGTACATAAGTCCCGTGCAGTCTGTCGACACCCTCGTTCGAAAATCCAGCCTTTCGGCTTTCACATGAACGATTGGTACGGAAATATTGAGAATGGCATTTAGCCACTCACCGTTTTGGGATACCATCATAGACATCCTAAGAGTAGCTAGCTACCCTAACGGACGATCAACATGATGGCCATACTTGAACCCCACCGACTATCCATATACCACTTGTATACGAATAGGTTTCATCCCTCAGAGAGAGGATGGTTCGGTTTAATGACATGAACTGGTCTGGGCTTCATCCGTCGTGGACTGGGTGTTGAGCTCCGTTCTACAGCTTTACCCGTAGACACTAGCTTCACTGATCCAGACGGAATACAATCACTACAACGTTCCCGACTACACCAATGAAGGTGTCGAGACAGCTACGGTTTTACCCAGCTGAGGGAGCAGAGGAGCAGGAAGCTCACTCAAGTCACGAACCATCACTGGAACGTAACTACTGAACCGATACGGAACTTCCACAAAAGCAGAGTGGAGAGGAATCGGATCTTCCTTTGAAATCTTATATACTTCGCGATCACGTAACTTCTGCATGGAAAAGGCAGGAGATACCGCGGGATGACGCCAACCGATAGGACCGCAACCCATCAAATCAAGCCCATACGACTTCTCACTACGGAGATAGTATTCCGGCATATTTGGACGGATCCAGTCAACATCGGGAATCCGGAAAGTCTTTTTCCAGATTTGTTTATCATCCGAAGACCAATGAAGTGTCTTCAAGTAAGGCTGTTTTTCGAGATATCGTGCATACTGGAGTTGCCAGCGAGACACGGCTTCCTCAACAGGAACATCGTGCTCGTGGAAATACGTTCTTGCACCGTAGCTCTTCACGCCACAGCCACCACGAGAGATAGGCATAAAAATATTACGCCGAGACTCTGTGGCGAGCTGAACCATTTCCTTATTCCAGACCATATACCGACTGAGCGAAAGAGTAGGATTGCTCGAACCTCTAAGAACCAGTTCAAGGTTAGAGAGGGTGGGAACAATTGGCTCCGGTTCATCGGAATCAAGGTCAGTGGTCATGCCACCACGTACTTTACTGCGACCCATCATTAGGCCGGCGGGAAAGTAGGGAAGACAGCATCGACCCGTTTTAGAAAAATTTGCGTCGAAGAGTTCACTATTGATCATAGCGAAACGGTCGTTAGCGTAGTTCTTGCCAACAGACTTCACGAAGCCAAATTCCTTAATGGCTTCCGACCATGCACTGTATTCATCCCGAGTACAGTGAAACAAGATGTCATCACCATTGACCAAGAGATCAAGACGATTAAACTTCTTCTCAGGACACAAGCAAAGCCAATAGCAGATAGCATTGGCTAGACACAGGACAGGAAAGCTCAAAGGGGAGCCCATCAACTGGCCAGTGGCTTGTAATGTCGGATCAATACCCGAATCTTTGGGGTAGTGGATTTCATGTTCATATAAGACCTTTCGACAGGTCTCCAGAATGGGATGCGAAACACCAAGATCAATCTCGATTCGCGACAGAATGACTTCAAAGATGATTTTTGTCACTTCCAATTTCAAATTGTCCGTTGCGGCACTATAGTCACCTGAGACAAACAATTCTCCAGGCCTACGCCGTTCCATGAACTTTTCGATAATTGCAGAAGTAACAGGTTCACCTATCAGTCGAAACTGTGGCAATCGACGAAGATTTGTGTGCATCCATTTCTGTACAGAATGTACCATGAAATATGGCAGTGCGCGACCTTTTGTTACTGTTCGGACCTTAAACGGTTCCAACACAGCAGCAACGCGGCACGTCATACGACCGAGGGGCTCATGTACGCTTATCTTCGAGGCAGAAACAAAGGGCTGGTCAACAACCAACTCATCCACCTGCGAATAACCGGTAAGCTCTTCCCGCTCGCAGTCACTCCACAAGTCCCCATGAGGGGGGCAGACCCAACCATAACGAGACACAACCAGTCCAGGAGCTTCTTCAAACATGGTCAGAAGCTGATTCGAGCACTCAGGATATCGGTCTTGTATAAACGCGAGCGCACCGCCCGCACAACGACCAACCTCCCAACATGCTGATGGACTCGGCTCATACAGCTTATCCTTGAATGTGGTCCAACCACTGATAAGTGCGATAGCCTTTGCTCGTATCCGTTCACGCAGACCGTCCGAAACAGGACCGGAGGGCGTGGAGAGGGTCTTTCTGTGCTTCTCGAGACATTGTTGGACAAAGCTCTCATCAACCGCATCAGAACAACGCTTACATTGCAACAAACTGTAGCAAAAGCGGACTGTTCTTGCGTCGAAACGTAAGAGAATTTGTCGAAGTCGTCGACGAACGCCACCAGAAAACATGAAGTTATCCCAGCTAGGATCATCCTTAGCCGGAAGTTCGTCACGAGTACATATGCAAAACCAACAAGAAGTAACATACTTCAACCGTTTAATTGCCATAGTGTACTCCATCCCTTTCAAGGGGGTGATGAAAGAAAGAAAGGACTCTAAGTTCGCTGTCCGCAGTATTCGAGGCTCATAATCATCAAAAGTCTCAGCTATACCGGCGAGGACATTCAGTCCAGTGTACGTAGAACGGTCCACAGTGAAGTGGAGTGTGGGTAAAAGACCCCCGTTGCAACGTACAAGCTCCTTCAGGGCTCTCCAAGAGCCCAGGGTTAGCTCCCACCCAGCGATGTTCGAAATGTACACTATCGCAGTGTATAGTCGAATGTCGCCTTCCTTAGCCCGAGGCCTAGGAGGTGGTAGCTCACCGTGCGTCTCCTTGACGCGCAGGGAACTAGTCAATAGAACAAGCGCCGACCGTATTTTGTCTGTAAAGAGTTCCACGTGGACACGTGAACCCTTCTGCAGATCGGATACGATCGTGCCCCATGAGT